TTGACTACTGGCATCGCAAACGTGCTGCCTTGTTTGTGGGAAGGTTTACCGGGAAGGGCAGCTCTACTTAAACCACTTACCACCAAATAGCGAGTCGCGTCCATCAAATGGTCGTTATCCTTGACTACACGCCCCTTCTCATCCCGCCTGTAGAGCCTAAACTCGTTGAGCCAGTTTCGGAGTCCCGAGAACACTTTTATACGGTTCTCAGACATCATTTGCCACACACTGTAAAGACCACTCTCAACAGCATTATTGGCTAACGTGATGTCGAGCCCGTGCTTGCGGTACATGCTTAGAAGCTGTTGTCCATCAGTCTGAGCACGGCCCCGGGAGGCAGGGTCGATCACACCTGGGATCTCTCCCCGAGATTTGATCGCTTCAGCGTGTAGGATGGGCTCTGCCTGTCCACGATAGTACTCGTTGTACAGGAAGGTGACTCCACTATCTGGGTTAGTGGCACCCCAGACGACTGCTGTCCTATTCCAGCCTACGTCCATGCCAAAGCAACGCTTCCAGTGCTCAGGAATCGGGAACTCAGGGACGACGAGTTCACTCTCTGGCACTGGGTAAATAGCACCGGCACCGAGTTGTGGAACGCCTTTGGAGCGGGCATCCCTCTGGAAGGGCGGGATCGAGGCCCAGAGTTCTTCCTTCTGTTGCTTAGTCAGGTGCGGGACATCGTCCCAAGTAGCCATCCCAACGTACTTGCTGCCACTGGAGTGCTCTTGAACTTCTCCGTTGGGCAGGAACGACATGACAGTCTCACTCATGCCCATTAGAGGCGTGAAGGTGAGCATCGTCATGCCGTTGTTGGTCATCGTTCTCAGTAGACACTCTGTGTACACGTCCAGAGGCGGCTCTTCGTCCAACCAGATGACATCCTGTTCCGAGCCTTGAAACGCTTCTCGTCTTTGGTCGTAGGACTTGAAAGTCAGGCGAGATTCGCCACCAGAGGCGTGTCTGACAGAGATCGTCTCGATTGCGTCTGCGACCCCTGCTTTGGCAGTAGTGCGGACAAGATCTGCCTTGGGAATCAGTCCCGTACCAAACTCTCCGGGAGGCCCAAGCAACTTCATCTGAAGAATGTCACGAGTCGTCTTGCCGGTGTCTCCTGCGGCCCAGGCACTGATGGGTTGGTCAAACTTCCTGCCTTCCCACCAAGCAGGGTACTTCCCAGTCATGTGGAGAACCATCTCGTACCCACCAATCGACTCAGTCTTTCCGATACGGTTGGCAGCCATCATGAGGCGCTCTCTGTACGTCTTGCCGGCAGCGAAGTAAGCGAGATGCTTGGGGTACAGGTCACGCTTGAGAGGCCCGTCATCAGGGAAGTAACCAGAGATCTTGCGCTCCTTCTTACGCCTAAGCGTCTCCTCTAGCAGGAGGGCCAGTTCGAGCTTCTTGTCGATGGAGTCGAGGATGTCGCTCATAAAGAGAAAGCCCCGGACATCTGCACACACAGAGCCGGGGCACACCCACCCAAACCGCCAGTCGCACACCAGTGGTTTCGGTTGAGTTCAAGAGTTAGCACAAGAGTGTTGAAAGTGTCAATCATACTTTCATCACTAAAACTTTATACTCCACTCCATCATCAATTCCTCCTTCTAGTTCAAAAGAGAACTCTTCGTAGTCCATGTCTCTCTTGATGGCATCGAGAAGGAGTGCGTAAGCCAGCTCAGTGGCTTTCTCTGGTGGTTCAGCGGGTTCTAAGTCCATGAAAAGAGTTGGCTGTCTCTCCAGCCTGTCACGCCCATTGACTCAGCGGCGTTCCCGATTCGGCGTCCCGAAGGTGTCTAGTCTCTCCCAGTGTCACACCACTTCACCACACCCACGCGAAGCGTAAGCTAGGTGCTCTGCGGCATGGAGCCACAGGCAGGTGTCGCGAAACCAGACTAAGCAGCAGCACTAGAACCTGCAAAGGTCTCTACCAAAGTCTTACCGATAGGAAGCTCAGGATGATCTTTCAGTGGGTCAAGCTGTGCCGGCTTCAAGCCTTCCAACAAGCTCTCCACAGTAGCCTTCACCTCCTCCAAAGCAGCCCTCTGCAATTCCACCTTCTTTGCCAAAGTGTTCCTCTCCCTCTTAGGCTTCTCAATCCGTGCACGAAGCTGTTCCACATGCCAGGCTGCCTTGAGTGCAGCCGAGACTGATTTCTTCAGAGCTACCACTTCTGGTGCTCCTGCTTTTCTAGTTCTCTTACGAGTAGTGTTTTCCATACGACAAACAGCGATAGCAGTAAGAGAGAAGTCTGCAACAAGAAAAAGAGAGATAGGGAGACGGTCCCGAAAAAAGGAGAGGCCTATGGGGTGACCAGGGGTAGCCCGGCTGGGGTGATGGGGCCTAGTAGTACTATCAGTACTATTAGTACTAATAGGGACGTGTCCCTATTTTTTAAGTACAGACAGAGAGATAGTTGTGTGGAGTAAGAGAGAGATTGTAGAGGCCTCTAGAGAGCTTTAGGTACAGACTGTCCCGAAAAAGAGAAGAGGGGGTAGACGGGGCTTATAGAGGCTGCAAAGGGGGGATGGGGAGCCTTACTGGACTGTACCTAATAGCACTGAGCTGTACTGAGCTGTACAGAGGACTGACTGAGGTTGTAGAGAGCACACAGAGTACTGGTTGTAGGGCTTGGCCAGACAGTCTGGGTAGGGACCTCGACTTCTCTCTTAAAAGGAACCGGCCTGGGGGTGATTGCCCCTGCTACTTTGAACTAAAATAGACTAAACTAGTGTACTATTAGTTAGAGTTAGTGTGAGTTAGTCTGGAATGATTTGACGTAAGTACCTCAGAATCAACAAAACGTATTCCATCTTACCTATATTGTCGGGCGTTATAGCTTGTCAGTCTCTGTGACAACCTCAGCCTGCACCTCTATCGCAGGCTGTGCAGCGCTGGCGAGTCCGAGACGCTGAGCATCAGCGAGGGCTCTTTGTGTCCGGGCTTCGAGTTGCGCATCTGTGAGCTCTGTGAGGGCTGCTAGCAGAGGGCTGCCGTCAGCGTTGGCTAGTTTGGTTGGGAGGAGTTTCCCGAGCAGGGCGCAAAAGGTACGCGGATCAGACCGTCCAACGTGGACTAAGTAGGACATTCCACCCAGTTCCTCAAAGGCATTGTGGATCGCATCTTTGATGCTGGCAGTGAGAGCGTTTGGCGTTCCTTTGACGCGTCCACAAGGCCGCTCTCCGGGCTTAATCATGTGTTCGCGCATCTTTTCCGTAAGCATGCTCTATTGTTGCTCTTCTTTTGAGCACCCGTCAAACGGAGTCAACCGACTCCCTCACTCCCTCCCTCCCTCGCACCCGGCACGCTCTCCTCCCCTCATTTTCCCGCATCCCTCCCCAACACCTCGTGAAGCGTTTTACTCTGTAGGAGTGTTCACGAGGTGAGATTTTCTCACTCCGTTTGTTTCACCTCGTACTCTGTTGGAGCACTTTTTTCACCCTCTCAATCTTTTTCCTAAAGTCCCACTTTTTTCTGCCGATTAGTATACATGACCAAAACACCCGCCCTCCCCGTTCTCTCCTCCACCGAATCCCCTGCAGACGTGCTCGGCTTCTTTGAGGCTGTGAAGCTGGCAGGCTTGGAAAACGTCGCCATGACCGTTTCCTACGCTGTGCAGCGCAAACACTTCGGAAAGATTGTGTTCGGAAAGAAGCGTGTCCTAGTTAACGAGATCGGTCAGATTCAAGTGACCTATTCAACGGGCTACGACAAAGGATCTTACGACGTTTCCTTTTACGTTTGCAATGCCAGCGCAAACAAGCTCGACGAAGTGTCTGACATTCCATGGGCAAAATTTTCCAAATCAGTAGCTTAGTACTTTCCCCTAAACCTACCCCTCCCCTCTGCCGATTACTCTGTACCAGCAATCCCGCTGCCCTAACTACCCTACTAAAATGATCGACCGTATCCTCTCCGCCCTCGAATTCACCCTTGCAGCCCTAGCTGGCATCGCTTTCCTAACTCCCATCGCTGCTATCGTTTACGCTGGCCTCCGCTAACCCTTCACCCTCTCCACCTTATGACCAAAAAGGAAATGCAAACCCTGATAGACAACCTCTCTGAGCAGTACTGGGCAGCTTACTACGCCTTCCGTTTCTCTGAATCTTCCGAACTAGGCGACAAACTAGAACGCCTTATAGAGCGCTTCAACCGTCTTTTCCCCAGCGCCTAACCTCCCCTCCCCTCTCAACCCCAATAAACCCAGTAACCCAATGAACGAAACCCTATCAACACTCACTCTCTCAGACACTAGCAAGATGCCCTGCAAAAGTTGGTCGGTCTCTGCTCTAGCATGCAAAACAGGCTCCAAACTAGCGCAAGTCGAAGGCTCTGTGTGCTTTGGCTGCTATGCTCTAAAAGGCTTCTATCGCATGCCTAATACGGCAAGCACCTTACACAAGCGACTAGCTTTGATGTCTCAGACTGGCTGGGTATCTGCAATGGTCAAAAAAATCAGAGAAGAGGAGCACACAGGCTTTTTCCGTTGGTTCGACTCTGGCGATCTCCAGTCTCTCAAGAACCTTAAGGATATCGTACGCATTGCCTTAGCTTTGTCCCACATCAAATTCTGGCTTCCAACTAAGGAGTATACGATCGTTTCAGAATACCTCGAACG